TACCTTAATGTTTAACGCTACTGGTATCGTGGCAGTCAACGCTGTAATGGAATACACCAAAGAACGTATCATTATGTGCGTTAACGACAAGGTGTATGAGTTTGCTACAACAGCAACTTCACTACCTTCTGCGGTCTATTCACACAATGACCCAGACCATATCTTTACTAGCATCACCTCATCAGGTGCTGCAATCTATGTTGCAGGCTACGGTGGTATCCAGTCAAACATCTATAAGTTTACGCTGACTACAGCAGGTGCTATGCCTACGCTGACCAGTGCTATTACTGCAGCAGAACTGCCAGTAGGTGAAGTTTGCTACCGCATCTATTACTACCTTGGCTATATGGCTATCGGTACAAGCCTTGGCTTGCGAGTAGCGGCAGTATCAGATACTGACGGGTCTATTAACTACGGCCCACTTATCTTTGAAACAGATCAACCTGTCTACGATGTAGCAGGCTATGACAAGTACCTCTGGTGTACTACTGGCGTAGACGGTAACCCTGGCGTAAGCCGCGTTGACCTTGGACAACAAGTAGGAACTACCCTTGTCTTTGCCTACGCTTGGGACTTGTATGACCCAAATACAACTGGCTTTGTTACTACATCTTGTTCATTCTCAGGCAATACAAACCGCCTAGTATTTTGTACAGCTAACAACGGTACAACTGATGGCAAGATTTATATTGAGTCAGCATCAGTCCTAGTACCTGCTGCAACACTACGCGTTGGCTACATTCGATATAACACACTTGAGAATAAAATCTTTAAGTTCCTACAGCCACGTTATGAATCAATTAACGGCGCCTTGGCTATCTATTCGATAGACCAGTACAACAACGAAACTGCTATCGGTTCATTTGCACAAGGTGCAGACATCACCCAGATTGGTATTCCATACCCTGCTACACCTCAGCAGTACCTAAGTTTTAAGTTTGTAATGAACAGATCATCAACAGACTCAACTAAAGGACCACTCTTTACTGGCTACCAAGTGCGGTCACTGCCTTCTATTCCACGTCAACGCCTTATCCAATACCCAGTAATGCTTTACGACTTTGAGATGGATAAGTTTAACAACCCAGCAGGTTATGAAACTTCAGCCTATAACCGTTTGCTCAATATGCAAGAGATTGAAAACCTTGGTGACCTTATCCGTGTGGAGGATTTCCGTACTGGTGAGTCATACCTTGGACTGATTGAAGAGATGGACTTTATTAACAAGACACCTACCGATAAGCGATATTCCGGATACGGTGGATTGCTCCTAGTCACAATAAGAACGGCATAAGAATGCAGGCACAAGATTACGCAACGGTAGCTGTAGCAGTCACAACTATTATCGGTGGTTTTGCTGCTGCTGTCAGATGGCTAGTCAAGCACTACCTCAATGAACTTAAACCCAATGGTGGAAGCTCAATAAAAGACTCCATTAAAAGACTTGAGGACCGCATTGACGATCTGTACAAGTTAATGGCAGAAAAGTAGAGGACAACAATGGGCCAGCGTAATCAATTCTTAATGACAGCACGTGCTGAGATTGGCACAGTTGAAGGACCAAAGGACAATGAGACAAAGTATGGCGCGTTTACTAAGGCTAACTACCTACCTTGGTGCGGCAGTTTTGTTATGTGGTGTGCTCATCAGGTTGGTCTTAAGATCCCAAATGTCGTAAGCACAGCAACAGGTGCTAGTAAGTTTCAAGGCATCGGTGGTTGGTCTAATGCTGAGACAGCAAAGCCTAAGCCTGGCGACCTAGCCTTCTTTGATTTCCAAGAGGGCGGTACACCTATTGACCACGTAGCCATCGTTGTCAAGGACAACCTAGATGGCACAGTAACCACCATTGAGGGTAACACTTCAGGTGATAAAAAGAAGTCTTCATCAGAGCGCAATGGTGGAGAAGTAGCACAGAAGGTACGCGCATATAAGACCAATAACAAGAAACAGTTAAAGGTTTTTATCGTTGGCTTCGGGTCACCGAAGTTCAAAGACTAAGGAGAAGTAATGAAGTTCAATAAAAAAGTACTAGATATGTGGGCTAAGTGGTTTGTGTCTAACGCACTCACCGCAGTAGTGATCATCGGTAAGTCACCACTTGAATTCTCATCAGCAGATTGGAAGCACGCAGCTAACGCACTTTGGTTAGCGCTAGTCCCAGTAGTAATTGCTTGGGCTAACCCTAAGAACGAATTGACGATGACCGTCAAGAAGTAAAGTTTGACTGCGAGGCTATCGGCCCCTGGTTCTCTTCGGAGAATCGGGGGCCTCTTTTTTGTTGCCTAAAAGAACAGAACCCCTACGGGCCGCGAAGACCGTAGAGGTTTTGTCCAGCACTCAGGCAAGTACTTATGTTCCTTGCCCGGTACTTAAAAAATACCAGAATTGGAATCGTTGTTCAAGTGTGTCTTGAGCCTGTGGCAGTTAGCACAGAGCGTCTGTAGGTTAGACGGGTCATTGTTCCACCTGTCCCCGTCTATGTGATCGACGTCGAGCTGACTGATATGTACTGGCTTGAAGTCACAGTGCTGGCAGTAGTCCTTCTTGTGGACTGCGTAAGGGTATAAGAGTTTGTTATGGGCTTTAATGTAGACAGTCTTGCACTTGTATCGTGCCTTAAGACTGGCTCTTTTTGCATCTCTAAGTTTGATTTTAGTTGGGCCACAGACCGAGCATACGCCCGTCCGTTCTTCTTCGTTAATCTGCGAAAGTCTGTGCTTCATACCTGTCAGGTTCACACGGTACTCGTACTAGAGCACCGCAAGAAAAGCAGGTAGCGTCTAGGAAATACCAGGATAGCTCGTAGTCATCAAAGGACGCTGCGACGTTGAATACTTGAGAGCCACAGATGCACACGTGGACTGGTCCTAAGTCCCTTAAATCGGCTCCAGTGACCTGTGGTAACCCTCGCAGAGGGTTCCTGTGCTTCATTCTTGGCAGGGTTGGTAGACGGAGGGACAAGGTAACCTGTCGGTTACCTACTGACTGCGCCCGTGAAGGGCGCCCTGTCTGTTTCTGCTCGCTCACGCTCGCAATTGTACACAGACACCTGCCTAGTATGTGTCTTGCGACACGCCAAGACTGGTAAGATACTTTAATGACAACACTAGTAGGTATTCAAGGCTCAGACTTTGTAGTCTTCGCGGCCGATAGTCAGATCACTGACGGTGACCAACGCATAATCTCGGTGGAAACACCCAAGATTATCAGTACTGGTAAGTATCTTCTTGGTCTTACTGGTGACTCACGTCCAGGTGACATCCTTGCCTACGCGTGGAAGCCACCGCTATATCGTGGTGAAAATCCCGTGAAGTTTATGGGAGCCAAGGTGCTACCCAGTATGTCAGCTGCGTTCAAAGAAGGTAACTACGAGATAGATAACAAGGAGATGAACTTCTCGTTCCTTATCTCATTCAATGCCAACCTGTTCTCAATCGGTGGCGACCTGTCCTTTAACACATCTGAGCGTGGCCTGTTCTCTGCAGGCTCCGGTGGAAATTATGCCCTTGGGTACTTGTATTCCTTGCCAAGTAAGAATTACAATAAGGTCTTAACGGCAAGTGTGGTAGCAGAAGAGGCAGTCAGGATTGCATCCTTACTGGATATCAATACGCATCCACCAATACAAGTAATAGCACAAGTGAGGATGGATAAATGAAAGAGTTGATACTGGTAGCAATCGGTAGTTTTGTATTAGGTTTTATCGCAGCTTACTGCTTTGATACTTTCCTAACCTGGAAGGATGACCGCAAGTGGCAATGACACAAGATGAGTTATTAGCAGCAATAGATAAGATTTACTTAGATGGATTTGATGGTGCTCTTATTGATGCACTTCGTGCGGTAGTAAATTTTCATAAGCCATACACTATGGATGATGACGAGGATGGGGAACCAGGTTGTTCTTGTATTCCGCAACTTCCAGCTTTCTTAAACCCTTACCCTTGTCCAACAGTGCAAGTTATTCAGGAGGTGTTGACTCTTGGCAATACAGGATCCTAAAGAATTACTGCTTCACGTACTGCATTCTCAAGATGCCAGTCGTGACCGCAGTATGCAGACTGAGGTAGGACCATCTGAGATTGGTGGCTGTAAGCGCAAGGTCTGGTACAGACTCAACGCACAACCACATACAAATGATAACCAATCAAAGCTTGCAGCCATTATGGGTACTGCTATTCACGCAGCCATTGAAGAGGCTATCGGTGCTATTGATCCTGAAGGTAAAGAATACTTGGTGGAAACTGAGGTTGCCTACGGTGATATGAAAGCACACGTGGATTTATTTATACCTAGCTCTGGCGCAGTCGTTGACTGGAAGACATCTAAGATTAAGAACCTTGGTTACTTCCCATCAAACCAACAGCGCTGGCAAGTACAGCTATACGGTTACTTGCTATCTAAGAATGGCTATGAAGTTAAGACAGTTAACCTTGTAGCAATAGCACGTGATGGGTCTGAGAAGGACATCAAGGTACATACAGAACCTTATGATGAAGTGATGGCACTTGCTGCTTTGTCTTGGCTTGCCAATGTCAAGGCTAGTACTGTGCTACCAGAGCCTGAAAAGGATCAGTCATTCTGCAAAGACTACTGCCAGTACTACGATGCAACAGAACAGATGGGTTGCGGTGGTCTTAAGAAAGAACGTATCGTCCTTAGTGAAGTCGTGATTGAGGACGTAGAAGTTGACAAGCACGCACTGCACTACTTACAGTTAGATAGCAAGATTAAAGAGCTGGAAAAGGAAAGAGAAACCTTAAAGGAATCTTTAATTGGAAGTACTGGTACTACTGCGAGTGGTATCGAAATCAGTTGGACAATAGTCAAAGGACGTGAGTCAGTTGATGCAAAGGAAGTTGAGAAACTTCTAGGATTCGTACCCAAGGTTGTTGGTAATGAATCTACAAGACTAAACATCAAATCTATCGGAGGAAAATAAATGGCTGCAAACGAGAACACAAAGTTCCAAATCAACTACAAGTTGAATGACGGAACTCTTATCAATCTTTACGCTACAGATGTAAAGGATCTTGAGACAGGTCTTATGGACCTATCAATGGTGGCAACACTTATCAAGTCAACATCAACAGAACTAGCAGGCGGTAACGCTACAGCTACAGCAGTGCAGAACATTCAAGCACAGTTCACAGCAACACCAGTTGCTGCACCGGTTGAACAGCCTGGTGCTAAAGCCTGTAAGCACGGAGCGATGGCCTTTAAGACAGGCACATCAGCACGTGGACCTTGGCAGGGTTATATGTGTGCAGCACCCAAGGGTGCATTAGATAAGTGCGAGACTATCTGGGTCCGATAACTTATGCGAGGGCCTTGGAATTTTGAGGATCCACGCTGTAAGAATATAGACACAGAAATCTTTTTCCCACCAGAGGCAGAACATCCACGAGAGATAAATTATATTTTATCTATCTGCGGTAACTGCAAACACCAAGTTGAGTGTGCTGATTGGGGAATCAAGAACGAACGCTTTGGTATCTGGGGTGGATTAACTCACGGTAAACGAGCACACATTCGTAAGCTCAAAGGTATAGTCATTCCGTTTGGAGAGTTTAGTGCTTGATTTACAGCGTGCGTGGGGAACAGTCCTCACTAAAGCAACGCCTCTTCCTGATGTATGGCTAGCGCTAGCAGAGAAGCAGATTAAGTTCCGTAGGGGACAGGTCTGTATGGTAGCTGCAGCACCTAACGCTGGTAAGTCTATGTTCTCATTGATCTATGCGGTAAAGGCTAAAGTACCTACGCTGTTCTTTTCAGCAGATACTGATACCACTACTGTGATGCTTAGAGCAGCAGCACACGCATCAGGTCACACGCAAGTTAACGTGGAGCAGAATCTATCTTCTGATTCACACTTCTACGATGGCTACTTTGATAAGTTAAAACATATCAAGTGGGTCTTTGACTCCAGTCCGTCACTCGATGATATCGAGTTGGAGATTAAGGCATACGTAGAGTTGTACGGCCAAGCCCCTGAGTTGATCATCATAGATAACCTTATGAATGTAGCTGCTGAGACAGACAACGAATGGGCTGGGCTTCGTGCAATTATGATGGAGCTTCACGATATGGCACGTAAGACTGAAGCCGGCGTACTGGTACTGCACCACGTCAGTGAGCAGTCAGAGTACGGTAGTCCAACAGAACCACCAGCACGTCGTGCTATTCACGGTAAGGTCAGTCAACTACCAGCACTGATCCTTACCTTGGGCTACAACCCTGAGTACAATGAACTTAAGATTGCTGCAGTAAAGAACCGCTTTGGTCCACACGCTGCAGATGGCAAGACCTATGCAATCCTTACTGTCAGCTATGCTAACTGTCAGATATCAGATAAGAACGCATACGGTGCAATGCTGGCAAGGGATGCACGAGCAGGCTACACTGGTAACTACATACCAGAAGATGAATACGGACACGAGGTGGCGGTGTAATGGCTAGTAGAGAGTACCAACATATGCAGAATGAGATCAAACAACTCAAGGCTGATATGGCTAACCTGGTAATGGCTTTGATTGAACTCAAAGTATTTAAGATTAAGATTGACAACAACGGACAAGCCATCTATGACACAGGTAAAGATGAGCAGTCCGAAGTACAATAAGGCCAAAGGCGCAGCCTTTGAGATAGATGTAATGAAATGGTTTCGTGGTCTTGGAGTACTGGTAGAGCGCTTGCGCTTAGCTGGCAAGGACGACGAAGGAGATTTAGTTGTAGTTGTTTCGGGACAAACCTACATACTAGAACTCAAGAACACGGCAAGACTAGACCTGCCGGAGTTCTGGAGGCAAGCAGAAGTTGAGGCGCTTAACTACGCTAAGGCTCGTGGTATTGGGGAAGTGCCACTGCATTATGTTGTAGTTAAGCGTCGCAACGCTGGCATAGAAAAGGCTTGGGTGGTCCAAGATCTAACCCAATGGTTAAAGGAGAAGCAATAATGGCATCAGCTATTAGACCTCTTAAGAGTAGACGCCGTACCGCACAGCGCGGTAAGCGAATGACACAATCCCAGCGATGGGGAAAGGTAACAATAATGACACCAGTACCAGAAGGAATCATCAGCACATCAACAGGCCCAGCAGAACCAACAGAATCAGTAGTAGAAGAAGCTATTGAAGAAGCTGTCGAAGAGGAACTTGACCAAGCGTGATCTGCGTAAATTGCACTAGAGCAGGCGAGGAGAACAAAGCCAATCATTTGAAGCGTGCTGCACACTGGCACGAGAAGTGCGAGGGATGCGAATGCCAGCACAAGACTGGAGCAGGGTACGTAAGGGTGGTAAGTTCAAAGGAAAAGTTGACGCAAACGACATCCCCATAGATGCCATCGTCAGATTCTTTGGCGGTGAAGTAAAAGAGGGTAAGTCAGCTAGCGTCCGGTGCTGCTTACATACAGACAGTAGACGATCTGCTGTGATGAATACGTACGATAACTTGTACTACTGCCACACCTGCGGTAAAGGTGGCAATGCAGCTAACTTAGTGTGCATACTAGAGAACTTGGAGTTTAACGATGGCCTCAAACGTGCAATCGAAATTGCAGCTGGAAGCGGCGTTGCGATACGCACAACAGATAAGTCCAGAGGCAATCGTCGCGCTAGCAGAACGTGGGATATCTGAAGAGGTAGCTGCGCTCTATATGCTGGGCAGTGTGACTGATCCTATGAACGGTCACGAGATGGCTGATGGGTGGATATCTATTCCATACATCACTGCTATGAACCACTGCGTAGGCTTCAAGTTTCGTAGGTTAGATGATGGTAAGCCTAAGTATGGTTCACCTACTGGGCAGAAGGCACACCTTTACAATGTAGTTGACTGCACTATTTTAAGTAAGCACATCGTTGTATGTGAAGGTGAGTTAGATACAGTCATAGTCTCTGGCGTGCTGGGTATCCCAGCAGTGGGTATCCCAGGAGTGCAGGCTTGGAAGCCACACTTTGCTAAGTTACTTAATGGCTATGACAGTGTCTATGTTGTAGGTGATAATGACGTCAAGGAAGATGGCTCTAATCCTGGAGCTGAGTTTGCTAAGCGCGTGGCGTCTGAGGTATTAAACAGTGTAATTGTTACACTTCCTCCCAATATGGACATTAACGACTACTACTTAGCCTATGGTGAGGAAGCGACCAAGACTATGTTAGTAGGAGAGCAGAATGGATAAGGCAGAATGGCAGCAGATGATACAGACTTTGCATACTATGGGCTTCCACATCTTGGAAATCAACGTAGAGAACGAGACACTGCTGATATGTCCAACCGCAACCCGTTAGTAGATCACCTTGCAGTAGTTGGCTACCGTGCAGGTGGTGTATCTACTGATGACCTTACATCTTTCATTGAATCCTTTGCATCCCTGCGTGCAAGCCGTGTGCGTGGTGTGGGAGCAGACCAGTATGCGATAGCACAAGGGCAGAAGTTCGAGTCCTTTACTACCAGTGACACCATTAAAGAATTGATTGAAGAGCTGGCTGATGCCAGCAACTACATAGACTTCCTTGCTATCAAACTGCTGAACCTCCAGCACACTATAGATTTGGTGCTACCTGACTGTGACTGAACTTAACCCAAGTATCTACGACATCGTACCTAGTATCGCACGCGTTGTGCATAACCAATACAACAAGTGGGTAGAGCGTGATGATATCAAGCAGGAGTGCATACAGTGGGCGCTTACTCGCGTTGAATATATCAACAGTCAATTAGAAGTAGAAGATACTACTGAGCGCAGACATAACGAGCAGAAGATAGCGTGGCAAATGAAGCGTGTAGCAGAGCGCTACGCACGCAAGGAGAAGGCAGTCAAGTCTGGTTATCAGCAAGGCGATGAAGCGTTCTATCAGATAGGTACGCTGGGTCAGCTACTACCCTTTGTTATTGCATCAGTACTGGATGGTACTGTGATTGAGCAGGCGCAAGAGATGATTAAGGATGGGCAACCAAAGGGATCATCAAGTCCTGCAGAAGGTGGCAACCTACTGGCAATGCTGCTTGATATTAAGAAAGGTTACGAAGGGTTAGAGCAGGAAGACCAGCGCATATTGATGCTGCGCTACCACGAGAACCTTACCCTTGCACAGATTGGTGAGATACTAGAGTGCCACCTGACTACAGCAGATCGCAGATGCGACCACGCTTTGCGTGAGCTGAACTCCAAACTCGGTGGGCCGAGTCCATACCAATGACATTTAGTTTCAAGTGTATCTGTGGTGTAACTGTATCTGCTGACTCAGAGCGTCAGCTCTTTGCTTTACTTAAGCGTCACGCCAAGAGCAGTGAAATACATAAGGCTCAGGGTTGGGAAGGGCATAAAGGTTATGGCAATGGTGATGAATGAACTCATCCTTTTCGACTTTCTTAAACTTAATCTATACCCAGACTTAGAGCGAGCACCTGGTATCTATGATGCCTTTGACTGCACCAGTGCCAAGGCCGGTCACTTCATTGAACTGAAGTGTCGCCAAACCCATTATTCTACGCTACTTATAGAGCAGATGAAGTACCGCAAGCTCATCACGCAGGCATACCACCGTGACCTACTACCCTTCTATATCAACAGCACACCGCTTGGTATCTACTCCTTTGATCTGACAGAGATAGATGAGCCTGAGTGGTTCATCCACGAGATGCCAGCAACAACAGAGTTTGAGAACAGCAACAAGGTAGAGAAGGTAGTTGGTTACTTAGATACAGAGGAGGCTATCAGGCTATGACATACGAATACGAGTGCGCTAAGTGTGGTGACAGATACACAATGGAACGCAGGATGAGTGATCCAGAAGAGTTTCCGCAGTGCAGTCTCTGCCACAAACCTATGAGTCGCTTGTGGTCTGCTCCTAGTATTGTCTTTAATGCACCTGGTTTCTACAGTACGGATAACAAATGACATATCCTAATTGGTTTGAGTATGTGCAACCTAACTTCGAGGAGTTCCTTACTCCACTAGCAGGCAAGGATGACCTTCTCCTACTCCAGCTTGGTGTCTTTACAGGAGACGCTAGCGTATGGATAGCTGAGAATATCCTTACTGGTAAGAGTGGCTGGCTTATAGATGTTGATACTTGGCAAGGTAGTGACGAGGCTGATCATAAGTCAATGGACTTTGATGATGTTTATGAAGTGTACAAAAATAAAACAAAAATGTACAAAACTATTAAGCACTTCAAGTCCACTACTACTTGGCACTTGACTAGCGTAAGGCGTGAGCCTTGCTATGATTTCATCTACATAGATGCAGACCATACAACTGTCGGTGTCATACTTGATGCTGAACTAGCGTGGCCACAGTTAAAGTCTGGTGGCATTATGGCCTTCGATGATTACACTTGGGTTCACGAGTCCGGTGATCCTCGCCTTGCACCGCAGGTTGGTATCGATCTCTTTCTCCACCGTCATCTAGGTAACTACGAGTTGCTCGCTAAGAACCACCAAGTGTGGGTGAGAAAGCACTAACCCCCACCGGAAAGAGGTAACGGTGAGGGATAGCTGTGCTTCGAAAGGAGGGTGCTGTTAAAGTGTATCAGTACCAGCCTCGTTTGTGGTGGGCGAGAGCGCGACACGCACTCCCTGAATAGCGGTGGTTAAGGTATCTAAGGCCGTGTAAGACTTGGAGTTCAGGTCTGCTACTACGCTCTCCAAGGAGCTGAGCAATTCCGTAAGCCGTACTTCGTTTATTGTCGGCAAGGTGGTCAAACCTGCTCTCACGGGTCCATAGGGTGACAAGGCACGCTGTCTCTCTCTTCGTATAGCCGAGAGCGTGACTATATTCGATTGTGATTCGTTTATTCTCACGCTTCTCCTCCATTGTTGCTTTTGTACGAGCTGTGATCACGGGCTTCGTTGCTGTGTTCAACGGTGGAAGCGGGTCGTAGACCCACATCAGAAGTATTGCCGTCAATATCAAGCCACTTACGACCTTGCGTTTCGTCATTTGCCTTCTCCTGTTCTAACAATTCCTTGTAGTCATCGGGGTAGGCATTAGCCAACCGTGCCAGAGCGCGATCTCTCGCCCGTCTGTAGTTACGCTGGCGTACCGCCATATTTACAGCAGTAGCTATTCTTCTATCGTTCATTCTCTCCCTCTCGTAATCATTGAGTAGCTTACCAGTAAGGTAGCTGTCATTACTAGCCAGTAGGTCATCGGCTAGCCTCTCTCACTATCGTAGTTATATCTAAGGGTTGCCCTACTAATTGAGCGTCTTCATCGTCACTCTCCCACCCCGATACTAAGATGCGCTTAGCGGTTGATGATCTGGCTATCCACGCGAGAGCTTCTCTCTCACTATTGCCACCCCACTCAGCATTGCCCCGTTCATCTACCACCTCATACAAGAGTATTAGGCTGGATTTAGGCGGGTGAAAGCTAATTACATTACTCATTTACCACTCTCCAATTCATAGGCATAGCAATCTAAATCGTTTAGGTGAGCTTCTTCTACCTTACATACCTCACAGTATTCGCCATCTTCCTCTGGAAAGAGCTGATCCCAGCACGCAGGATGAGTGCCAGAGATAAGCACTTCTCTATCTCCCGCGTTCATATCGGGGAAGGCGCTCTGGATATTCTCTCCCGCTTGCCAACTTTCAACCGCTTGGCGATCTAAGCTCCAGACTTCATAGTTACCGCAGACCCCGCAGGTTCTGGTCTTTACTAGAATGGTGTCGTCACTCATTGGATGTTTCCAATTCTCTTGCTTTCTCTAATGCGCGTTTCTTTGTACTAAAGTGCCATAATTGACAATCTTTCTTAGGATTAAGGGCAACACCCCACCCTTTGCCGTCTAATTTATAGACCGTTATCTCATTACTCATCTTCTCCCTCTCCTTCTTCTTCGATACCGAATAGGCGCGAGAGCGCACTATTAGCCCTATTAAGGGTAGCGATAGCCTCGTTCAGCTCTTGATTCATTAGCTCTTCCATATTAGTCATTCAATTCAACCTCTTCCCCTGCTAGTAGTAATGTAACGATAGTTTGATCTGATAGTGCCACTATACCCTGCACCCACCCCTGCTCTTTAGCCTCTTCAATAGCTAATTCTTTAGCTTCCGAGCTTAAGTTGCCGGTATATTCATCTAAACATATTTGCACTCTGATATTAAAGTCCCAGTAATCTCCTACGAAAGTGACTTTATATTCATAGTAATTACTCATAGCTGGCACCCACAACCACTACTTAATGGCACTAGGTGATCTCCGCATAACGGAGTCATTAGGTCACACTTTACATTGGGGAATTCGTGCTTAGCCTCGCATATTGAACACATACCATATTCGATAGAGTCAATAGCTTCTTTTATTGTCTTATATGTAGTCATTCGCTTTCTCCCTCTACTATTGTGAATGATCCGTAATCTGCTACTTCATTGCCATAGTTTGCTCGCGCCTTCTCTATAGCTCCCTCGATATCGCTTGCCTTAATGGTGGCATTAAATACCATTGCATACTCTTTCATAGCTTCTCCCTCTTTCTCTATACAGGTGGGGCAGATATTGCCCTCTCCCTCTTGATCGTCAAAGTAATCTTCGCACTCCGCACACTTCACCTCATTGAGCTGGTGAAAAGTCCAGGAGTCTCCCGCGTAATAGCTCATTATTCTCCCTCTCCCGCGTCTATCTTGTGCCAGATATGGTAATTCTCTATCAGCTTCTCAATGATCTCTATACAATTAAAATCGCTATAAGCACTAGATTCTAATTGTGATGCTCTTACTATCAGCTCAAGGGTGTGCCCGTCTATTGCGTCTATACCTTCTACATATTCGCTGTAGCTCGCAAAGCTATCGGCTAGCTCTACTAGCTTGCTATCTGGCATTAAATCGGTCATTTACTTTCTCCCTCTTTCCCTAGTTGGTAGGCTCTCTCACAATTCCAGCAAAAGCCTTGCTTGCTTACTTCATCTATCTCATAACCGCAATTTTTACATCTCATAAGTAGCTCTCTTCAAGATAATCATCCGTGAGCTGATCTAGTAGGGATGCAAGAGAGTCTCCCTCTTTATCGTCATCCCATTCAAGCTCCCAATCGGGAGTGTCTTTACCGTCTAGCATTAGGTAATAACCGTCATAGCTATCCCAATGCAAAAGCGCGGAATACTCCACGCCCTCTCTCTCAAATGTAACCCGCTTATCGTAGGCGGTATCTTGCTTAGTAACGCTCTTAATTGTTATAGCCATATCCTTGCCCTCTCTCTCCCTCGCCCGCAAGCTAGCGGGTAGGTCTGCCCTAATGGTTAGGTGCAGACTACCGCACTCTCCCCTAGTGTTGCAAGAGAGTGCGATAGTACGCGTCTAATTTATTGAGTAGCTTGCATCCTTTGCAACGCTCTCGCCATATTGCTCCGCAATGATCTCTCTCGCTCGCGCAATAGCCTCGCTATCGCCTATAGCCTCAAGCGAGATCGCCTCACCTTTGAGATCAACTAGCACGGTGAAATCTTTCATAGCTCATCCTCTCCGCATTCGCATAGATGCCCGCACGAATAACAGACATAAGCGCCCGTAAAGTGTAAGCTGTAACCGTAATGCCTTTTTCCATTCATATCCTCTCCGTAGTACCTCCCGCGCTCATCCTGTAGGGTCGCTCCGTCATAGGCTCTAGTCTGCTCTAGGGTAATCATTCGCTCTCCCCCTCTTCTGTATTCTGGAAGGCTTGATCGGCTACCGCATCCCATAATTGACGCATAGCACAGAAGAGATATTGAGCGTGCAGATCGGTGATGCTAGGGTAATCTCGCCCGCCATTCATATCCTGTACCTCAGCATCTAGCTCATTGCTAGCCCATAGGCTTAGCTCTTGCACGCGCTTATTTATATTGCTGTAATAATCCTCACACTCACTATTGGCAAAGTCTGCCCCTAGATCACGGAGATCGTCTAGCGTGTACTCACGCTCACGGTCTAAGAATTCCTGCATCCGTTGCGCGGTATCTTTGATTTCACCTAGCCAGCTAGCCCCGCCCGCAATATCGGGCAGAAGGTTGAAGATATCGTACAGCTCGCCCGCCTCAATCTTGCACAGCGTAGCGGTTAATTGCTTACCATTCATAGCCTTGCCTCTTCTCTTTCATATTAGGGCGATCTACCCTCCCCCACCCTCTCGCCTTAGCGAGAGAGTGAGAGATAGCCTACCGCGTAGGTTAGCCTCCCCTATTTGATACGCATAGGCATTAGGATCGCGCTCCAATCAACCGCGCTATCGTTTTGGATGATGATATTCATAGGCTTACCATTGCCCGCAAAGTGGATGCTCACGCCTTTGCCTTTGCCCGCGATCTTTGCATAATCTGCAAAGAATGAAGGGTTAAAGGTAGCTATCTCTTGCCCTACTAGTGGAGCGCTACCGTCTAGATACTTTTCATAGGGCGGATAAGTGCCAGCTACAAGGCTCACGGTTACAGCGTTACCGTGCGTGGATACGCTCAACATATCGCCTAGGTGAGAGAGAGTAACAGGCACAGTATTAGCTCGCGCTCCCTCGCCTTTAAGTAGGGCAAGGATGCGTTTAACATCTGCAAGCGCTACAAGGCTTGCGGGTAGCGTCTGCCCGCTAGTCTCAAGCGCAATAGCTCCGTGGATCAAGCGGTAACGATCCGTTGCGGTAGCGGTTAGGTGGATACCCGTAGCCTCAAGGCGCACGGTATTGAGTACGGGTAGATCATTCTTAGCGTGAGCGTGAGTCATAGCTCCCGCAAGTAGATCGCTAAGATCGCCTAGCTTAACCGTTGCGGTAGATAGCTCTTGAGCTGTAGTTACTGTGTCCATTACGCTACCGCCTTTACTCTTACGCGAGATATGCGGAGGCGTGTCATAGGCTCATTCTCCGCATAGGTGCGGAGCTGATCTAACGCCTCGGATCGTGTTGCCTCGGTGGTGAGTACATCCCACCCATATCCATAATTGCCTTGTAGCTCATATTCATATTGCATCTTTGCCTCTTTCATTTTCTTTATTCTGCTAGTTGCAGACCGCAACGCTAGGGAATTACCCCTAGCGTCACGGTACGCCACTAGCTGGCTAATAATCTATCCCGCGTAGCTTGCAATATATCCAGTAGCTAACCTCGACTATTGCCCATAGTGCAACGCCAGCGAGAATATAGCCCGCGATCATAAGCAACGCGCCTAGCGCATAGATAACCTCAAGCATTAGACCGCTCGCATATATCGCATATATTCGAGCCTAGGAAAAAAAGCTCGGGCAATAGGCGTAAGCACTTTGCGCACATAATGTACTCAATCTTATGGCGTGGCATTAGCGATTATCCTCATTAGCTGGCAATTCTTGCGTGCGTGTCAATTCTGCAACTACTTTACTGTGCAATTCTTGCGCCATAATTGCGAAAGAATTAGGCGCTAAGCCTTGATCAAATATGCGTAGTAATAACTTAGCTAGTGAATAGTCGCGTGCTAGACCGTTAGCGAGCGTTGCAAGCGCTCCCGCGCTATCGCCTAGGCGGTAAATATAGCTAGCTAGCACGGTCTCCACGGGATACGCTGGCAATTCCGCGCTAATAATAAGTGCAGATAAACAGCGCAAGATATTTGCAACGCTTTCAACGCTTAACCCTTTACTAGATAATCCCATAAGGTAATCGCGTAGCTGTAGGTTATTTTCTAGCGCGTAAGCGATTATATGTAAATCATCTAACGAAATTAGTGCGCTGTAATCGAAATCGCCTTCATTATATTCTGGCTTATCTATAATAAAGGTGTTATGTGTTGCGATCTGCTTAATAACCTTATCTAGGGTTAGCTTAGCCTCGCCTGTAGTAATTGAATCAAGGTCTAACGCTGTAGCTGTAGTCATTATTCAACCTTCCCGATAAGTGTTAGCACGCTACGGTAAGCGGTGATCTTGCCCCGCTGATATGTAATAAATTCAGCTGATAAATCCTCACCTGTACTTCTTACAAGCGCATTACTTAACAGCTCGCGCACTTCAGCGCGTATCTCTTGAATTGTGTCCATATTGAGCCTCTTTCAATAAATGCACGGGGCTATCCCGTTAGCAATAGTGTAGGGGTAGCTACCCTATTAGCGCAACGCTATCGGGCTAGCAATTAGATCGTGGCGAGCTGGCTACACGGTAGACATTAGGCGCGGTTATGTCTAACGCGTTAGGTCTAGGCGGTTAGTTGATAGGTCTATGGATCGCGGTATCGCTGGAGCTATCGGGTTAGTTGGATCGCAATAGCTGGCAGATAGTTAAGCGGTTAGGGCTATGGGGTTAGATCGTGCCAGCTTGAGAGAGTGCATTGCTAATGGCTTAGGGTCTGCCCGTTATGTAGTCTGCCTGCCAGCCTTGCCCAACACGGCAGACATTCGCCCCGTATCTGCCTAGACATAAGCCGTTCAACTGTCTAACTGTACGGTATACCCTTAGACCTACGCGGAAAGGGCGACCCCCTGTGTTAAACTTTTATGGCGTGCGGGTATATACTCCCCAAACAAATATATTTGCTAAAGTGAAACGGATCCAATATGCAGCTTGACCTGCACTTATACTGTATGTGATTCAATTCACATTTGTAAAACGCAAACGACTGTTTTTTTAGCGCCTTATATATAGTAGGGGAGTAAAACGGGGAAGTGGTCCGGTTTACGAACCCTACGCTTCGGGTAGAACCCTTCGCGTAGCCCCCTAGGGCGAAGCGCCCAGTACCACTAAGCGGGCCATAGTTCTATCTAAATATAGATCACTGGTATATCAGTATGTGAGACAATCTGACTAGTAAAATTATACAATCCCTAGTATAAAAGAAGAGCCATCACGGCGGGTGAATTACAAATTCACCTAGCAGACGTCACCACGTCGGCCGATTTTTTACAAGCCCAAGAGAGATCCCTAGCTACGGCTATATCGCTTGGGCCTACATTTTTTAGGGAGCATCACGTGGCAGAGAACTCAGCAGATATAGCTAAGAGGATTATCCTCGGTTGTGTGGCAGAAGGTATGACCATTGACGCCGCTTGCGGCAGCGCTGGCAAGTCAATGAAGACCTACGAGTACTACCGTCGCACCGATAAGGTATTTGCAGACAAGGTAGATCGAACACGGCTCGGCCTGAAGGATAAGCAGTTCCAAGGTGGAGATGTCCACGATATTGACTTTATAGAATTCCGCAAGCAATTCCTACACAGCCAGACCTTTCCGCATCAAATAAACTTAATAGATGTGATTGAGGGCAGAGAGCCTAGTTGGCTCCACCCCAGTATGAAGTTCGAGCCAGGACTGGCTAGTAATAGAGTCCTGATTAACATACCGCCCAACCACGCCAAGTCCATTACGGTCACCGTAGACTATGTGACGTGGAAGGTAGCTCAGAACCCCAACTATCGAATCCTGATAGTTTCCCAGACGCAGCAACTAGCCGCCGACTTTCTCTACGCCATCAAGCAAAGACTAACGCATCCTATGTATGCAGACCTCCAAAGTGCTTATGCTGCTGGTGTAGGGTTTAACTCCAAGTCTGCATCCTGGCAGGCAACCCGTGTCACCTTTGGTGATGAGCTTCGTGAGTCATCTGAAAAGGACCCGAACATCGAGGCCGTCGGTATCGGCGGTCAGATTTACGGCAAGCGTGCCGATATGATTATTGTCGATGACGCGGTCACCTTAAAGAACGCTAATGAGTTTGAGAAGCAGATTCGCTGGCTGACCCAAGACGTGCGATCTCGTTTGAACCCTACCGGCAAGTTGGTAGTTATCGGAACCCGTGTAGCATCCGTTGACCTATACAAGGAACTACGCAACGAAGACCGATACCCAGGCGGTCAAGTCCCTTGGAAGTATCTGGCTATGCCAGCCCTACTTGAGATAGATGAGGACCCCGACAAGTGGGTTACCTTATGGCCAGCCTCTGATGCTCCATTTGATGGACAAGAAGAAACTGATAAGAACGAAGACGGTCTATATCCTAGATGGTCTGGTCGTAACTTATATAACGAACGCCAAGCTATGGATGCAGGAACCTGGGCGCTGGTCTACCAGCAACAGGACGTATCCGAGAACGCTGCCTTTGACCCAGTATGTGTTCGTGGCTCTATGGACGGAATGCGTAAAGCAGGACGGCTGGAGATGGGCCACCCAGGTCATCCTAAAGACTTAACAGGTTTTAGTTTTATCTGCGGTATGGACCCAGCGATTGTTGGAGACACGGCTGCTGTCTGCTACGCCATTGACCGTAATACTTCTAAGCGCTACATCGTAGATGTTATTAAGATTACGCGGCCCTCACCTCAGCAGATCCGTGACATCATTATTAACTGGACGCAGCTATACAGCCCGTCCGAGTGGATTATTGAGAAGAACGCCTTCCAGGCTTTCCTTACTCAGGATGAAGGCATCCGTATGTTCCTTGCAGGACGCGGTGTGGTTCTTAAAGAACACCATACTGGTTCTAACAAGTGGGACTCAGGCTTTGGTGTTGCCTCTATGGCAACGCTCTTTGGTACTAAGCAGGTTGACGGTAAGCACCATCGAGATAACCTGATACATCTACCTAGTGATCAGACAGAGAACATCAAGGCTCTAGTAGAGCAGTTGATTACGTGGACGCCAACGACTAAGGGTAAGACCGATATCGTGATGGCGCTCTGGTTCTGTGAGATCCGAGCACGTGAGATGCTCAACTACGGCCAGTACGCAACGCATCACCTCAAGAATCCTTTCCTATCTCGTGCAGAGCTAGGCAAGCGAGTGGTCATCAATATAGATGAAGCACTTGCAGCACAAAACACAACATTCGCCTAGGAGGCAAAATGGCACTAACACCAAGCTACACAACCTCAACAGAGGCAACAGAAGTAGAACAGACTTATATTGACAAGGGCGCTGTAAAGATGCCTCAGATCAACCCAATGGTTGACGCTAAGTACGCTGCTGGTAAAGCACAAGCACTAGCAACCGACAAGGTCGAATGGCCAACTAAGGTCGCCGGTCTTACTAACTAAGGATTCCAATGCTGAATATCAAAGAGGTAACCGCTAAGGTAACTCGCCTACAGACCAAATACGCAGCGCGTGATGGTCGTATGCGTGACGTCCTTTCGGTACGTCAGGGTGACATCTCAAAGGTGTACCCATCTATGTTTTCTGATGAGTACCCAAAGCCACTCGTCGCTAACATCATTGACGTCGCCGCACGCGACCTTGCAGAATCTATGGCACCACTGCCATCATTTAACTGTTCAGCATCTAATACTGTCTCTGATACAGCCCGTAAAGCTGCAGACCTTCGTGGTCGTATTGCAAACTTCTATGTAGACAGATCAGAACTAGGCGTACAGATGTATACCGGTGCTGATTGGTATAACACCTACGGAATGCTTATTGGTCGCGTTGAACTTGATTATGAGAACGACAACCCCATCATTAAGTTGATTAACCCGTTCGGTTCTTACCCAGAAATTGACCGCTTTGGTCGCTGTTTATCATTAACTCAGATTGTGGGTATGGATGCACAGACCTTGGCGTCTATGTACCCTGAGTTCTACAACGATATTGTTGGACGTAACCAGTACACACCAGGTTCTCCTTACCTATCTCTAGTGCGTTACCACGATAAAGACCAAGATCTTATCTACTTACCAGAGCGTAAAGACCTAGTTCTTTCTAATACACCTAACCCAATCGGTGAATGTATGGTCCGTGTGGCTATGCGTCCATCTATTGATGGTGAAGCACGTGGTCAGTACGATGACGTACTAGGCGTACAGCTTGCTCGTGCTCGTTTTGCAGTCCTACAGATTCAAGCAGCAGAGAAATCTATCCAAGCACCTATTGCTATCCCACAGGATGTGCAGGAACTTGCTCTCGGACCAGATTCTATTATGCGTTCTGCTAACCCACAGGGTATCCGTCGCGTTCCACTTGAACTTCCAGCCGGTGTATTCGGTGAATCAGGTGTCCTAGAGCGTGAACTTCGTACCGGTGCTCGCTATCCAGAGACTCGTGGTGGTAATTCAGACGCTTCTATCGTTACAGGTCGTGGCGTACAAGCCCTACAGGCTGGTTTTGATACACAGATTAAGGCAGCACAGTCACACTTTGCCCGTATGTTCGTAGAACTTATCGGACTTTGCTTTAAGACTGACGAAAAAATATTTGATCATAGAGTTAAAGAGATTCGTGGCGTCGATGACGGCACACCATACACAATTAAGTACAGCCCAGCTAAAGCAATCAACGGTGATTACACCGTAGATGTCCGTTACGGCATTATGTCTGGTATGAATCCAAACAACGCAACAGTGGCTCTGCTACAGATGCGTTCAGACAAGCTTGTTTCACGCGACTATGTCCGTCGTGAACTTCCTATCGAGATTAACGTCGGTCAGGAAGAACAGAAAGTTGATATTGAAGAGATGCGCGATGCACTACGTGCAGCGATTGGGCAGACTGCTCTTGCTATTCCACAGATGGTGGCGCAAGGACAAGACCCTTCTAAGATTCTCGGCTCCTTTGCGGAAATGATTAAAGGCCGTCAAAAGGGTATGAGTATTGAAACTGTTGTGGAGAAGGCGTTTACGCCAGAACCTCAGCCTGAGACAGCAGCGATGCAGCCTCAGCCCCCAGTAGCAGGTATGGCTCCCGCCTCTGCCTCGCAGCCAAGTATGGAACAACCTGGCGGTGCAGCCCCTGCTGCTGGCGGTCCACAAGGCAAACCAGATATCGCATCATTGCTCGCTTCAATCGGCGGCGCGGCATAACTTCTAAGGGGGTGAAATATGAACAAGGGATCACAAGCACCAGCACCAATGTCTAAGCCAATTCACGGCGCATCAGGAGCAGGAGCAAAGGTAACAGGTGGCGACGTAAAGCAGCCTTTCGCTGGAGCAGCAAAGCCAGGTAAGAAAGTAAAGAAGTAAACAACTTTTACGAAGCGAGGTGTGCTGGATGGATAACAATAAAGTTCGTCGTCCAGTACGCTTCGCTGACTTCTTAGTTGTAGGTGCAGAACTTACATATAATATAATGCAGGTATTTACGGCAGCGACAGAAGATTTACTAGAACTATCTATCTATAACGCAAACCGGAAAACAGAATTAAACAAGGTCTGGGAAGACTTTGCTACAGATTTAGAAACTATTCAGGAGGATACAGATGGCGCTTGAAGATAGCACCAACCCTATTCGGGGTGTATCAGGTCCTGGACCATACGCAAAGCGTACAGATCTTTCATACAAGTCACAGTCTTACGGTGACGGAGTTGCATACGATGCAGCCAAGTCTGGTGCTCCACTAGCAACAGCACCAAAGTCACCAATGCTTTCACAAGCTCCACAGGTTCGTCCAACGCAGCCTGCAGTTACAGGATTGTTTGAGCCAACACAACGTCCTAATGAGCCAGTAACACACGGTATTGATATGGGTGCAGGTGGAGGATCAGAAGTTCTTTCAATGCGTAAACCTGATGACACAAACTTTATGGCAAGCATTCAATCTGCCAAACCAGTTCTTGCTTATATTGCAGACCTGCCTAATACTTCACCTGAAACTCGCGCAGCGATTAAACAGTTATGGGATATGCAGTGAGCATATGGAACAGAATTGGTGATGTAGCTTCAACAGCTGCTAAAGGTGCATTTAATTTTGGCGAAGATGTAGTCAAATCTCAAATTGCCATTCCACGTTTTGCTTGGGATATTGGTACTGCAATTTGGAATAGTCCAACTGACTATAACAACTTTATGCAATCTGCAAAAGTTGCAACTGAAAAAGCTGGTAAAGATTTAATTAAGCCACTTGCTGACGCAGGCGGTGCGATTATGAAGGTGCCAGGAGTACAGCCAGCACTTGAGCGCATTAACTATATTAACCAGAATTATATTCGTGAGCCTCTCACAACTATCGCACTTGTACAAGGTGATGTTAACGCAGGACGCGCTTCATTCTTTGACCCTAACGAGTGGAAAAAAGCATTCCAAGGTGCTCAAGATATATCTTTTGGTCAGGCTGTTGTTAGTCAGTACCGTTCATATTATGATCCTAAGTTTAACGTCTATGACCCACGCCAGCGTGAACAAGCATTTAAGAATAGCGCTTGGGGTCGATGGACTTCAGGTAGCGTAGATACTCTTGCACAAATCTTTGGCGATGTAACACTTGTAGCCGGTAAAGCAACTAAAGTTCTTAAAGCTAGTGAACTTGTATCAGGCGCACTTAAAAGTGGCGATGTTATTGCTAAGGCAGCAGAAGATGTTACTAAGGCTCAGTATGGCGTAAACAATCGTTTTACTAAGGTACTAGATGACTTTACTAAGAATGATTCTGTATACGCTATAAACCATCCAATGGTTAAGTCATCAGATCAGCCAGCACTGCTTGCTCATCTTCTTGGTCAGTCTACTGATAAAGATACAACTGCTCTTATTTTGCGTTCTGCTATGGCAGATCCTGCAGCTATGGATGAACTTGCACTTCGTCGCGCTGATATGAAGGATGCACTTGCTGCCGCTCGTGCTGAACTATCTTCAGTTGACGAATATAAGTTATTTTCAGCACCAGACGGAACAGGAATGATTCCATTCCTTAATGACAACCCTGCTGTTATTGCAGATGCTGAGGCTAACTACGCAGCTCTTGCTAAAGCAGATGAAAGCTTTGCAAAGATGATGGGCCTTGGACAAGGTGGCGGTGCTCTTACACGCACAACCGGCAAACTAGGTCAAGGCTTAGAAGATTTTGTAGCGCAAGCACGCTCAATGCGTTTTTACGATAAGAATGTTGGAAGCCCAAACATTGAGGTATTCCAACCAACACCTTTCCATCGTTTATATCAAAAGATTTCTTGGGCAGAAAACGAACGCCCATCAGGTTTAGTAGATTTTAACGACGCAGATTCATACAAGGAAGTTGTCGCTACTCTTGAACGCCTTCGTCCTTCTAACGCTGTTAAGGGCACACCGTCTTCTTTGAAGCGTATGGGTGTCATTGACGATGAGAAGGCAAATAAGCTTCTTGATGATTATATGAAGGCCGCTACACCAGAAGCACGTCAAATTGCTGCACTCAACATTGAGAGCACTGGTATTCGATCACTTGCTGCAAAGTACGGTGTAGACGAAAAGATTGCAGATGACCTTTACAACACATACAAGGGTGCTCGTCAATCCGGTCTGCGCTCTATCAAGGACAAGGGCTTTATGGTTGACCTTGATGAATCAATCATAAAGGTTCCTCAGCTTGAGTCTCAAACAGGCGATTACCTTCCAATGATGGACTTTGAGTTGATGAACCGACTCCTCAAAGAGAACGCATCTACATTACGCCGATTTGGTGCAAACTTTACAAACCCAGTAATTCACTATGCTGACCTTTTCCAAGATGCTTTTAAGGCTGGAGCTTTGATGCGTCTTGGATATACAATCCGTAACGGTGTTGATTCACAGCTTCGTATTATGTCAGCCCTTGGTGCGCTTACAACAATGCGTCATATTGGTCCTGGTCTTAAGAACATTGTCAATAACTCAAAACGAGTTCCTACTCGTCTAGTTGATCGTTACTTGCCAGTGCATAGCGGTATGACTATTAGAACAGTACAACAATCGTCTACTATGGTTATCCGAGAACTAGATGCTCTCAAGACGCGTATTGGTGAGGTTGAGGCAAAGGCTTCCTTGTATCCAGACAATCTTGATATTGCCGGTGAACTTAATACTCTTAAACTTCTACAAGAAGAGAAGCTATCTGTTTACAACAGTTATGCAGAGACTATTAACCGCGCCAAAACAAAGGCTCCTAAAGACCGTATCGGTACTGGTTCATACAAGATAACCACAACTGACGGACAAGAGTACATAATTCCAGATGCTTTTGGTGGACCACTTGGAGAAATGTTCCGTAAGATTGCATCTTCTCAGAACTCATTCCAGCGTTTGGCTGAGAGCAACAGTGAAATGTATGCTCGCAAGTTGCAGACCAAGGGCTTTGGCGTAGTAAAGCCAACAGACCCAGGTTACTTTGAGCAGTGGGCACAGACCCTACGCCAGCAGTTTGGTAACGCAGCAGTTGTTAAGAAGTTAGCAGCGGGAGAGACTCCTGAAGACATTACTCGCTGGCTAGTAGGATCACCAGAAGGACGTGACCTTCGCCGTCGTCTTGGCATTGCTTCAAAAGAATCAGCAGAATACGTCACACGAATCAATGGATTCTTTGACAACTATTTGCCAGCATCATCTGGACTACGTTCTAAATTGCGTGATGTCACAGCAGAAGATTTGCGTTCAGCATTTCCAGACCCAACAACTTTGCCTACAGTTCACGGCCACGTACTTGAGGAAGCGCTAAGCAACACAGCGACTCTTAAGGGACGCGAAATTATCAATGGAGTGTTCCATTTCCTTGGAACTTTGCCTGAAGATACTTGGGCACGTAACCCACTTTATGTTCAGCTCTATCGTGATGAGGCTCGACGCCGTATCAACATTATTGCAGAACTCAAGGGTGGAAGACTTTCAGCTGCAGATCAAGAAGCTGCTATGGCTGCTTCTCACAAGGTTGCAGTTCGTGAGATGAAGGGCATTCTCTTTAATATTGAGCGCCGTACAAACCTTGCTACTGCTATGAAGTACATCAGTCCATTTTTCTCAGCACAGGAAAACGCTTACAAGACTTGGCTTAAGTTGGCTGTTGCTAACCCAGCGATTGTTAACCGTGGTTACAACGTATGGCAAGCACCTAACCGCTCAAGCCTTGTAACAGATCAAGATGGAAATGTTGTACCAGAAGGACAGACTTCAGGTAACGACATTATCTGGATTAGTGTTCCAAAGGCTGTACAGAATCTACTTCCTGGTGTTAGTTCATTGACTGAAATGGGCATCCCAAAGCAATCACTTGATATTATCTTCCAAGGTGGTATGGATGTTCTTTACAACAAAGGCAACCCAAATGCTTTCAGCGACATCTTCCCAGTAGGGCCTTATGTTGCAGTACCTGTTGGTGAGATTGTAAAAAAGAAACCTTCGTTTGAAGACGCTCTTAAATGGGCAATTCCTTACGGCGCTCCAAAGACAGCAATATCAGGATTCTTACCTGCTTGGGTCAATAAAGCTCAAGTAGCAAAAGACGGTCTTGATGATGACCAGTTCTTAAAGATTTATGATCTTATCTCAGCGACAGAACAGACTCGCGCTAAGCGTAACGGTTTGCCTCCTGTAAATCCTGACAAGATAATGAAGATGACTCAGGATTATTGGAAGATGCGTATTGCAGCAAACCTTATTCTTCCGTTTGCTCCACGCTTTAACAGCCCATACGCTTATTACATTGATAAGTCTCGTGAGTACAAGCGCAAGTTTGGTATGGAAGCAGATGCTAAGTTCTTTGCAGACTTCCCAGAGTACTTTGCTTTTACAGCTTCAACATCTAACAACCCTGGTAAAGTAGACTACACACAGGCTGCTGTTAAGAATATCGATAAGTACCCAGACTTGATTTCAACTCTATACGGAATTGAACCTAAACTCATTGGCACAATCGTTAATGAGAAGGATGGATACAAGTTCTCACAGGCTGCATACCAGTACCTTTACAACAAGAGAATCTCACCTAACTCTAAGGAAAAATTCCTTTCAGGCAAGGACCCGCTTACTGCTCAAAAGGCTAACGAAGCGGAAAAGGGTTGGATTGTTTATAGCCAATTCCGTGATGCTCTTGATGAAGAATTACAAACTCGTTTCCAAAATGGAATAATTCAAGCACCTGTCATTACAGCAAAAGGCGCAGAAGACCTTGCTGCTATTAAGTCAGCTGTTATTGATAAACTATCCGCTGAAACAGATGCTAATGGCAAGCCAATCTTTGATGAGAAGACAGGAACAATTAAGCCTTCGGCTTGGTACCTTGACTATCAGGATCAGGATGGGTCAAAGACTAACAAAGTTGTAACAGGTCTTAACGCTATCCTTAATGACGATAAATTTATGAAAGACCACAAGAATAGTGCTACTTGGAAATCAGTAGGAGTTTACTTTGATTTTCGTAAGGCTATTGCCGAAGAACTTGCTAAGCGTGAAGTCAAGTCAATCGATGCTAAGGCAAACGTAGACCTTCGTGCTATCTATGACGCAGCAGTAAAGAAATTAAAGACAGACGACCCACTTGGGTTTGCTCCACTGTATGAAAGATTCCTCACACAAGACCTAGTATTTGATAAGTACTTAACTCCAAAGGCGGGTAAATAATGGCTGACTCAACGAGTAAACTTGCCGACCTCTTAAAAGGTATGGGCATTGTCGTTCCAGTACCCAAGCCTGCAACTTCAACTAAGAAGCCACTCAAAAGCGGTATTTACACAGCAACTCAAACTTCTTCAACAATTCCTAATGATAATTCTATTGTAAGCACAATTAACAATGTATTTCAACAGTATTACGGAAGAGACGCAAATCAGACTGAAATATCTGACTGGCTACCTCAGCTTAAGAGTCAGTACACAGATAAAGCTGGCAGGCCACAAACTACTGTAAAGTACACATACAAAAATGGTCAGTTAGTAAACACTGAAACTCTTACAGCGCAGGGTGAAGACCCTAAACTCTGGCTTGATGACAAGATTAAGGCTCGCGTACAGCGAGGACTTGTAGATGTTAATGCGCTTAATATCCCAGAAGGACCAACAGGTCAATATTTTGTAGCAGTCAAAAAATTGGCGGCAAACAATGGAATTAACCTTTCAGATAGCGCAGCAAGAAGCTACGCTACAAATATCGTGTCCGGTGTAATTGACCAAAACACTGCATATAATACTATCCGTGAATCTGCAGCAAATGCTTTCCCTTCCCTTGGTGAGAAAATTAAACAGGGCATTGACCTTAAGACTTTGGCTGATCCATATATTCAGTCAATGAGTAATATCCTTGAAATACCAGATACTGGTATTGACTTGTTTGACCCTAAGATTCGTAGTGCTATGGCTTTCACAACACCAGACGGTAAGGTTGGAACCAAGTCAATCTACGATTTTGAGAAAGAACTACGTCAAGACCCGCGTTGGCAGTACACAAATAATGCACGTCAGCAAGCAGCAAGTGTTGCTACGACAGTGCTCAAAGACTTTGGATTTATGGGGTAATAATGGCTATCGCACCAGAAGAAGGTATAACTCCAGCAGAAGCACGCGCTGCTACAGAAGCAGCTCGTAAAGCAACTGCAGCACAAAATGCAGCAGATGAAACTGCAAGAATTGCAGAATCAGATGCACGCCTTAGAGCACGTATTGCACCTGCTCCTTCTGTGCCAGAAGTGCCAGTTGTTCCTGAAACACCTAAAAAAGATACTGGTATCCCAGCAACAAATGATAGAACTCAACCACCAGGAGAAGCTCGTAAGGGCTACAAATGGCGATGGGTTTCTATGTCAAAAACTAATAATCCATATGGCGGCGAATGGCGCGAAGAATGGGCAGGTGGAACTGGTGATGGCGGAGACACTGGAACAGGATCAGGTTCTAAAACTCCAGATACAACTGGAGCAGACCTTCTTAAACAACAGCAACAGCAAGAACGTGTTAGCGCATTTAACATCCTTAAAGATGAATTTACTAAGTATGGCCTTGGTTCTTTAGTAGAAGGTATTAGAAAACTTCTTACTGATGGAACTCCTGCATCTGAGTTTGCTCTCAAATTACGTGAGACTCCAGAATATGTAGCACGCTTTAAGGCTAATGAAGCTCGTATTGCAGCAGGACTTACAGCCCTTAGCCCAGCAGAGTATGTTGCTATGGAAGACCAGTACCAGAACATTATGCGTAACTATGGACTTCCTGCTTCTTATTACACCAAAGACACTACTGGTAAACAAGTAGGATTTGAAAAGTTTCTTGCTAACGATGTATCAGCATCCGAATTAGAAGACCGTATTGCCACAGCGCAACAGCGTGTGCTTAATTCTAACCCTGAAGTTCTTCAGGCTCTTAAGCAGTTCTATCCTGATATTAATAATGCAGATATCCTTGCTTATACTCTTGATCCACAGAACGCTTTGACTAACATCAAGCGTAAGGTTACAGCAGCTGAGATTGGTGGAGCAGCACTTGCTCAGGGTCTACAGGCTCAAGGCGGTACAGCAGAATCACTTGCAGGTATGGGTATTACTAAGGCTCAGGCTCAGCAAGGTTACACAGAGATTGCTGGCGTTTTGCCACGTGCATCTCAATTATCTGATATTTACAACCAAGGTCCTTACACACAGCAGACTGCAGAAGCAGAAGTATTTAATACAGCAGGTGGCGCAGCAGCTACTGCAAAGCGCAAGAAACTTAGCGCTCTTGAACAAGCAACATTTAGTGGCCAATCAGGTGTTGGCGCACTAGGACGAGATAAGTCTTTGTACGGACAATCATACGGCCAACAGGGCCAGTACTAAACTAGACCTACCTTAAGACAGACCGGCGCTTAAGGAGTGAACCTAAGACCGGTAGTGGGAGCCATATAACAATCCCCAAAGTTATATGTGGCCTGCGTTAACTATATGAATGGGAGATGGACTATGTCCAATTTCGAGTACGAGGATGACGACGACGAAGTAACCACACAGGATACTTCTGGTAATGATGTCGTTAAACAGTTGCGTAAAGCAAACAAGCAAAAGGAAAAAGAACTAGCTGAGCTTCGTGCACAGTTTGAGGGAATTTCCAAAGCACAGAGAGAACGATCCATTAAGGACGTCCTCGAATCTCGCGGAGTAAATAGCAAGATTGCTAAATTTATTCCATCGGACGTAGACTCAACTGAAGAGTCTTTGTCTAAGTGGTTAGACGAAAACGGAGACGTTTTTGGCTTTACCACTGAATCCAACCAGCCTGTCGTTGATCCAGCCCAAGCTGCAGCGTATAAGAAGATGAATAATGTTACTGACCAAGGGCTAACGCCTGATGCGTCAGATGACATTATGCGCAAACTTATGTCTGCTAACAGCAAGGAAGAGCTGGATGACATTATTCGACAGTCTGGACTCTAACTAACCGAAAGGCATAACCTAAATGGCAGTTCCAGGTGGTACACTCACCGGTACATCCGCGATTAGCAACCTAGTCCAAACAGCGTACGATCAGTACGTTCGTATGGCACTTCGTAGCATTCCAGTAATGCGTGCTCTTGCAGATGTAAAGCCGGTACAGCAAGCAATGCCAGGTTCATCAGTTGTATTCTCGATCTATTCAGACCTCGCTCAGGCGACATCTACTTTGACAGAAACATCAGATGTATCTTCTATTGCTCTTGGTAACCCTAACCAGATTACCGTTACACTGAACGAATACGGCTCAGCCGTAACAACTACAAAGAAGCTCAATATGACTTCTTTCAACGATGTTGATACAGCTCTTGCTGACATCATCGCTTACAACGCTGCAGACTCAATCGATGCTGTTGTAGCAGCTGTGCTTACAGGCGCAGGTTCTACAAACATCATCTACGGTGGACTTACAGCGACATCAACAAACACAATTACAGCAGCAGCAACAATGCGTGTTCAGGACATCCGTGAGGCTGTTACAGAACTCCGCACAAACAAGGCTTTGCCTCGTATTGGCGAGCTTTATGCTGCTTACCTCCACCCACGTCAGACAGCCGATCTTCGTGCTGAAAATGGTACAGGTGGATTCCAGGACCTC